TTAGACCCGCTTATCTCGGTATTCGCTGGTGTCGTAGGTGCAGTACTGCTCTTTAAAGGAGCTATGCTGGGGCTATCCATTATCAAGGGTATCGGTAGCCTAATTGGTACGCTTATCACTTCCCTTGTATCTCTGACCAGTACCTCACTTGTAGCCACGGGTGCTACTACTGGACTCGCTGGGGCTTTGGCCTCCCTATCTTCTGGCGGAGTATTCCTGGTTGTCGGTGCTATTGCTGGCCTGGTGTCATGGTTGACGCAGGAAAGCGAAGCGTCCAAGGAAGCCAAGGCCAAGAACGAAGAGTTTAAACGCTCCCTCGATGATTTACACGAAAGTGTAAACAAAGGCAACGAAGCCTATAAGGACCGCAGAAACGAGATCCAAGCGACGGCTGAGGATAACGAGCGACTCGTCAGAAAGATTGACGAATTAAACGCGGTCGAAAACAAGACTGCCGCTCAGAAGAAAGAACTTGCATCGGCAGCAGAAACCCTTAACTCACGTATTGAGGGCTTGAATATCCAGTACGATAAAGCCACAGGCACAATCAACATGACTACGGACGCGATCCGTAAGCAGATTGAGATTGCCAAGGCATCGGCTGAAATTGAAGCCGCCAACCAGAAAATGGTAGAAAATGCCAAGAAGCGCCTTGAAATCAAGGATAAGATAAAGGAAGTTGAGAAACAGTACCAGGATCTTGTCGAAAAAACTGATAGCGTGGAAGAAGGCTCTTTCAGTAACTCGCGAATCCGTGAAGGGGCCAAGGCAGAATTTAAGAAAAAATACAACGAAGAAGTCAAGAAGCTCCAGGACGACATCAAAAAAACCGAGGATTCTGATAACGAATTAACGAATACAATCGTTAAAAACAACGAAACTAAGGCCAAGTCTACAGAAGATGCGTCTGGTCGTATGATTTATACGATGGAGAACATGAACGAGGAGCAGAAGAAAGCTGTAGAGATGATGCAACAAGAGTTTGCTAATCTCAAAGGTGAAGTTCAGAATGCATTCCAAGCTATCGAACAGCAGACAGCCTTATCTGCAGATCAAATGACCGCTAACTTGCAGAAGAACATTGACGCAGTTGATAAGTGGTCGCAGAACCTCGAAACACTCGCCAAACGCGGATTGGACCAAGGGCTTATCGAACAAATGCGCCAGGCCGGCCCTAAAATGGCAGACCAAACGCAGGCCCTTGTCAATGCATCAGATGAACAGCTAGGCGCTCTTAATACTAAATGGACGGAAGCTGGCGACAAAGCCAAAGAAGGATTCTTGCGCGGTATCCGTGCAACCGGTCAAGAGTTACCGCCAGAAATTCAAAACATGGTAACGGCTATCGGTGATGAGTTTAGAAGCGCCCTCGCTGATGCAGGTTTTGAAGTAAAAGGTCGCGAAATTCCTCAAAAGACCGCAGAGGGTATTAGATCTGGAAAAGGCGACGTCCAACAGGCAGCCTCCGAAGTCACAGAGGCATCTAAACAAGCCTTCAACAACTTGCCAACTGAAGCCAAGTACAGCGGATCACAAGTGAGCGGTGGATATGCTCAAGGTATCACAGAAAACCAGGGATCGGTCCAAGGTGCAGTAGATGGCCTTAAAAACGCATCTCTAGGGGTTTTAGCTAACTTGTTCGGTGAGGGTCAAGCCAAAGGTGCTGAACTCGGTGCGGGTGTCGGAGATGGTGTATTGAGCCGGTCCGATGTCGTGCAAGGTGCAGCAAGTACCCTCAAATCAAATGCGACTGCTACAATGGACGGCATGGCCACGGACGGACAAAATAAAGGGTCTGAATTTGGTGGTGGTATTGCAGCCGGTATTGCTATCGGTCAACAGGTCGCAGTTGGTGCCGCATCAGTCATGAACCTTGCTATTTCTGCCCAGTTTTTGGCGATGTCCATGAACGGGCAACAGTACGGCTCACAATTTGGCTCTGGTATTGGTGGTGGTATCACGTCGTCGCAAGGCATCGCGACTGGTGCATCTAATGCTATGAAGCAGATGATTAATACATCTGTTAGATCGCTAGGCCACGATGGTAGAAATGCCGGCTCACAATTCGGTACGGGTGTTACTAGTGGTGTAGCAAGTCATAACGGAGCAGTGTTTAACGCGTCAAGCAACCTTAAAGCCTCGGCACATAATGGTATGTCCGGCGGGTATAACGGTGGATATAATGCAGGTATGTCTATTGGCGAGGGTATGATGGGCGGTATCTACGCGATGGCTGGAGCAGTTGCATCAGCAGCATCAAGCATTGCATTCGGAGCTGTGGCAGCAGCTCGGTCTGCTTTGGCTATCAACTCGCCATCTAAGGTATTTAGAGATCAAGTCGGTCGCGCTATCCCGGAAGGTATGGCAGTAGGTATTGAAAAATACGGCTACTATGTAGACGACTCCATGACCGATCTTGCAAACAAGACAGTAGAGTCTGGCAAAAAGTACACAGATGGCTTTGGTTTTAACTTGTCAGGTCGCGGTGATCTTGTCAGTGGTCTGACTGATACACTAGCTACGCGCTTTGGATACGCAGGCGGTGGAAGCTCAAACTCAAACGTGACAAACAACTATACACTTAATGCAAACGGCACGGCTAATGACAACTTCTTTAGTCCGGAAAATATGCGCAGGCTCTTGCGTGAGCTTGCTTACTATACGAATTTGGAAGGAGGTAGAATGGCTTAATGGGAAGTTTCACATTTAATGGTGTATCAAGCACCACTCACGGTCTACGAGTGACCAGCGACTATATTATCAGTTCGACTGGTAGCGACGTGGAAACAGTAGCGGTCCCTGGTCGCGATGGTGATCTATTGATCTCAAAGAACCGTCTTAAATCGGTAACGCTGGAACTGCCTTGTACCGTCCTTTCAAACCGTAAGCTCACGGACGCAGAAAGCGACATTAGTAACTGGCTCAATGTAGACGGTTATAAAGATTTGACCCTATCCTGGGATCCAGATTTTATCTACCGGTCAGCTTTTATTGAAACTTTTGAGGTGTCTAGCCTTATGCGACAGTTTGGGAAAGTCAAGCTGAACTTCTTGACCTATCCAGTCAAGTTTTATAAACAGGGGCGCACTACTCAAAAGCTAACAAACGGAGTCGCAATCAATGGCATGGGCAACGTTAACGCTAAACCAATCATCACGCTTGTCGGTTCGGGTGATTGCACACTTACTATCAACGGACGCAAGACCAAGTTAAAAGCCGTACAGAATAAGATCACTCTGGATATGCAAGCTAACCAGGTATTTTCTGGCAACTTGCAAGCGTGGGACAAGGTGGTTCGTTCCCCTCAATTCCAGATGCCTTACTTTGACTATGGACGTAATCTGATAAGCTGGGACGGTAACTTTGAAGTGTTTACAATCCCAAATTGGGGGGTAAAATTATGAGACCTATTCTTTATAATGCAAACGAAACGGCGTTTGAAACCTACGGTCTGGGAGAAATTGACGCAACAAAGGCACAAGTCACACGGGAACGTAACGGGAACTATACTCTATATATCGAGTACCCGGCTAGTGGCCCGCTTGCAGGTACGTTCAAAAACGATATGCGGATCAAGTCTGATGCGGGTTTGAGAACCAAAAATCAGACTTTCTTTGTTTCTCGTATCGTCAAAGATAGCACAGGTATTTTAAAGGTTTATGCCAAACATATCAGTCACTTGACCGAAACGATGGCTATTAGAAATAATACCAACGCTACAGGGACAGCTCAGTCAGCTTTGGCTATCTGGGCTTTAAATGCTCTGGGCGGTATTCGGTTTGATACATGGTCCGATATTGATTTAACCTCAAAGACAAGCTGGAATATCGCAGACTTTAAGACAGCGCGTGATGCCCTGGGTGGTGTCAAAGGCTCAATCCTTGACGTTTGGGGCGGTGAATATGAGTTTGATAATACTGTTATCAGACTGCATAAACAGCTAGGACGTAAAAGCCCTACCGTTTTAGAGTATGGTCGCAATATCCTGCGAGCAGAAGACGACCAAGATATCGAGGGCGCTTATACCAGCGTCTATCCTTATGCGACATACACCCCAGAGAATCAAGGGACTGGTGAGGGTGAAGCAACCAGCCAACAAGTCACAGTTGAGCTACCTGAGAAGTATGTAGACGGTCCTTATATCGGCCTATACAATGAGCGACGGGTTTTGATCGTTGATTTCTCATCTAATTTTAAAGACAAGGAAGTACCAACGATTGACAAATTGCGCAGACTTGCCAAAGAATACGCAATTAATAACCGTCTAGGACTTCCTAAAATCAATACTAAAATCGAGTATGTAGACTTATCAAAGACACTTGATTATAAACTAACTCAGATTTTAGAAGAAGCTGAACTTTGCGACATCGTCCCCGTCTATTATCCTCAGATTGGTCTTACCAGCGAAGATGCCAAACTGACAACTATTGTCTATGATGTACTGTTAGAACAGAATGACAGCGTAGAGGTTGGTGTTATCGGTGATGGCTTTAAATCATCAATGACCAGCAACCTATCCGGTAAGATTGACGACTTGGCCAGCAACCAGCAACGACTGGTAAATACCTTGCCAGATTATCTCTTGAATGCTCAAGGAAATAAAGTCTGGTACAATCGCCCGGATAATAGCGAGCATAAAGTCGGTGATATCTGGTTTGAAAAGAACGGTCTATATGACCGAATGTATGTTTGGAACGGCTCTCAGTGGGAGAAACGGATCGACACAGAGGATATTGACAAGGTTAAGAAAGAGGTTGATAGGAAAATCTCAGACGCCCAAGTCTCAACGAACCAAGCAATCGCACAAGCGAACGCGAAGGCAGAAGAAGCCCTCAAGAAAGCCGGTACGTTACCAGACACTAGCAAGCTATCTGA